AGTTCAATGGATTCCAAATCAAGATTATTATGAATGGAACTAACTTCGCACATGTTCCTAAGATCCGTGACCTAAGAGCTATCGCATCTATCTAATGAAGAAAGTCAAAGTGAAAGACAGTAATTCTCTTTATAGAGATGATGAGAGCGGAGCAATTCTTAATTGCTCCGACAGTGAGTATGATAACTATCTTTTCTTGAAAGAGAAAAAGTTAAAAGAGTTGACTGAAATGGACAAGTTGAAGAACGATGTCGATGAATTGAAAGGTATGATGAAACTACTGTTGGACAAATTGGATAAATAGTTAAAATCTTCCTGTGTGAACGATGTCGGCAAGAAATGTCAATCTGGTTGTTGATCAGGGTGTAGATTTTGAGGCTACTTTTACTATTAGAAATAATAATAATTCTGCTTTGAATCTCACTGGTTACACTGCCGAATCCAAAATCAGAAAACATCCAACAGCGACAAAATATCATGGATTTGTTGTATCTTTTCCTGATAGAATCAATGGTGTAATCAAAGTTGCTATGGCTAGTACCGCTACTGGTGCTATTGAGGGTGGTAGATATGTTTATGATTTGGTGTTGACTTCCCCCAACTCTTATAAAACTAGACCTATCCAAGGAAATGTTCTAGTTATTCCAGGCGTTTCTTGAGGAGGTTTAAATGCCAGATTACTTAGTAACACTTAATCAACCTGGCCAGTATAGTGTCGGTGTTGATTATGAAATTCCAAGTAAGTCTATTCAATATGGAAATATTGTATTAGATAACCTTACTGGTTTCAATGGTATTGGTGTAACGTTTTCTCTGACAGATCAGGGACAATCCTATGTTCCCAATAATAATCAGCAACTAATTGTTTCTAAAAACAATCTATTGTTGCAACCAACGGCTGATTATACCATTTCAGGTGATAAAATCATTTTCACTCAGCCTCCAGCTTCTAGTGATAATGTCTTCATGATTGCTTTAGCCACAGCAGCTGATCTTACTAGGTCAGTGAATTATGTTATTGATAGTGGTAGTACACCAATGTTAGCTGGGAGCAAGGGTAAAATTACTCTAGATGTTAGTGGAGTAATTGAATCTATTAAAGTTCTGTCTGACCAGACAGGAAATGTTGCTTTTGAGATTTCAAAATCAAACTTCAATGACTACCCCACTTTTACTACTATCACTGGTGGAAATAGAGTGATACTATCTAACTCTAATAAATACTTTGATGATGTACTAAATAACTGGGATACTTCAATTGTGGCTGGAGATATTCTCGATTTTGAAGTCATTAGCGTGACAGGTATCAGGAGATTCCTAATCTCTCTAAAATTAAAATTATAAATAAAGATAGTTCTTAAAAGTCTAATCCCTTACGAGGAGTTGTTTCGATGGCATTACTAGTTCCTAATATTGGTGAAATTGAGTCGCTGCGTTATCTGATCGCTCAGAATAACTTCGTCGCAGACCTAGAGGATACTTCACCTAGAAATCTAGTTCTTAAACTTTTTACGAGTAATACCACTCCAGCTGAGGGTGATGTTCCTACCGCTACGGCTTATTTTGAGCCATATATCGACGGTAACGTAAACGGTTATGGAACTACCGCAAACACAGGTTATCCTAACTGTGTAAATAACAGAACAGATCAAGACTATACTCAACAGTATGGTATTCTCCTTAACGGATCCCGTTGGGTAATTAAGAACGTTGGTAGTGGTACAACCGCAACCTACCCAGAACAGACTTTCACCTTCACTGGACCTGCTGGTAACATCTACGGTTACTATGTAACTAGAGCAAACAACATGCCTGTTGCAGTACAGGGTGTTGTACATGGTGCTGGTGTAGGTATCGGAACAACCGTAACTAAGGGTAATAACACTGACCCATGTATTGGTGTTGTTGGTAACTCTTACTTCACTGTTGACCCTCAGGTAACTATTAATGACCTAACACTTGGTCAGTATGTTGCTGGTAACTTGGGTATTGCTACTGGAACTAGAATTATCGGTATTGACCGAGCATTGCAAGTTGTTTATATTGATAAGCCACTTGTGGATAACATCCAGGCTGCAACCGACCCATCGGTTACATTTAGTTTCGGTAGAATCAACTTCGCTAACCACGGACTTAGAAAAGGAGATATCCTTTACATCAACGCTGGTACTGGTAACACGACTCTTGAGTCTAACGTTTATACAGTATTCGATGTACCTAACGCAGATGAGTTTACAACAACTCCATCTATGACTGCTACATCTAACGGTGTTCTTGGACTTAACACTGCGACTCTCTACAGTTCAATCATGTACGCTGAGAGATTCACAAACGGTCCTTACAACATTCAGAACAACGGTGACCAAATCAAAGTTACTCTGAATGTCAGCCTCGACTGATTAGTTGAATTCATATACTTCGTTATGGAGGGGTTGCCTTTGTGCGATCCCTCCTATTTTTTTAGGAGATAGAAATCGCTATGCCCGCATTTAATGTAGGAGTAAACTCAACTTTTGAACAACAACGGCAAATAATAAATTCGATTGCTGTTGATACCTTTGCATTATCAACAACTTTATCTGGTATAACCTCTTCTGGACTTGTTGTAACTTACAGTGAGTCTGCTGGAATTGCTTCATATGCACCAGTATCTGGAGTTGCAACTGTTGCAAACTATGCAATTAGTTCTGGTATTGCTTCGTATGCACCAATCGCTGGTGTATCAACCTATGCAACTGTTTCTGGTATATCAACTTACTCACCAATTGCGGGTGTAGCAACATATGCTTTAGTTGCTGGAGTATCAACGTATGCTTCTGTAGCAGGACTTGCAACTAATGCAGACTATGCCACACTAGCAGGGGAGGCAGCATTTGCTCCCTATGCTGGTATCTCTACTTACGCTGTAACTGCTGGTGTAGCAACTAATGCACAGGGACTTACTGGGTCTCCTAATGTAATTGTCGGTGTCATCACTGGCGGATTATTTGTTGGAGATGGATCAGAACTTACTGGTATTAATGTAGGTGTCTCCACATTTGCTGACGTTGCTGGATTTGCTACCGCTGCTGGCAATGCTTCTACTGCTGATTATGCTTCCATCGCTGGATTGGCAACTGCTGCAGCAGGACTTACTGGAACACCAAACCTGAGTGTTGGTATTCTTACAGCAACAAAGTTTGCTGCAACTGATGCGGAGTTCACTGGAATACTGACAGCACAGAGTCTTAAAGCAATCTCTGGATATGTATTATCACCTGATAGTCAGCAGTCTATTCAAATTCTGAGTGGCAGTGGGTCTGTAAACTTACCTCTGGGTATTGGAACTGATGTTAAT